CGTACTACCCAACGCTAGAGGTCTTGCTAAGGGTGGCTTAGGTAAGTGGTTCGGAGAGGAATGGACAGATGTTAAAACGGGTAAAGAATGTGGCAGGTCGGGTACTTCGGAAAGTGGTAGGCCTTATCCGGCGTGTCGCCCCAAAGTGGTGGCAAGCAAAATAAGTAAGAAAGAAGCGGCAAAGAAAACTGGACCTACACAAGTTAAGTGGTCTACAACCGCATCAGGTAAAAAGAGGACTACGTAATGGCTGCAGGAGTAAAACACTACTTCAAGAACGGCAAGGAATACAAAGGTGCTACACACAAGGATGCTAAAGGTAAACTTATGTCTGGTGCAAAGCATACAGCAAGCAGTAAATATCTGTATCACAAAAAGGATCTAAAGAAATGATGAACAAAGGTATGAAGGCTCTTAAGAAAGAAGCACCTGAAGTAGCTAAAAAGATGGGTTACAGCTATGGTGGTATGTCTAAGAAGATGGCATATGGTGGTATGGCTAAAAAAGGCTACAGCAAAGGCGGTATGTGTGGTGCATCTAACCCAGCTGAGCGCCCTATGAAGACAGGGAAGTAAATGCATTTCTACACCAAGTATAAGAAGGCGCTAGAAGCGCACGGCTACCGTATTGACGAACATGGTTGTGTTTGGGATGAACGTGGCAATCAAGCAGCATCAGAGGATCGCTTTGGTAACGTAGGCTGTAGCGATTACAATGTTACAGAGATATGCCGTAAGGCACAGGCTGAGATGGATAAACCTAAGCCTAAACCTAAGAGTAAAAAGAAAGTAGTATTATAGTATGGCTATATCTCTCAATCACCAGGGTAGGCCTGCTCGTAGGCGTTCTGTCTATGGGCATAACTCAGGTACTACTACAGAGGATGTATATACGTGCCCTCCTAACTGTACGGCTGAGCTTAGCTACCTGCATGTTATCAATACTACGGGTAATGTTAGCATTGAGATTGAGTGGTATGTTGCAGCAGATACGTACACCTCGCACTTCCTTACTGGTAAGAACTTAGGTGCTGGTGAATATGTAACTTTCTCAGACATTGAGATTGTTCTTGCTCCTGGCGACAAGATACAAGTAACACCTGCAACAGCTGGGCATGTAGACACTATCCTAACCGTTACAGAGGTCTTCTCAGGAATATAACGAATAGCGGGTATGCACATTATGTGGGTACTACTATACCGCTAACTCAGTATAACTATCTCCGCACACACAACAAAGGAGATAGTGATGCTAAATTTCTTTCAACGAGGCTTCCATGCGTTACAAGAAGCACAACAAGCTCGTGCAGACTTCTGGTTACTTCAGAACATGAGCGACAGAGAACTACGTGACATCGGTATTGCACGTGGTCAGATAAGAGAGTATACCTATGGCGAGAAATCTAACCGAAAAACAACTTAAGTTTCTTGAGGTTCTCTTTGATGAGGCTGGCGGTGACGTTGTTGCTGCAAAGAAACTAGCAGGGTATGGTGAAACCAGTAGCACATCAGCTATTGTTGAATCTTTGAAGGAAGAGATAGGCGAGAAAACTCGTACCTATTTTGCCCGTACTGCACCCAAAGCTGCTATGGCTATGGTAGGTGCTCTCTATGACCCTACTGAATTAGGCATAAAAGAGAAGATGGTTGCAGCAAAAGACTTGCTAGATCGTGCTGGACTTGGTAAGGTAGATAAAGTGGATGTCACATCAAGTGGTGGCATCTTCTACCTACCACCAAAAGAAGGTACGAACGAATAAGTATTCCAACAAGAGATCTAGGATTCTGGCAACTACCTAAGCCACCTAAAGGACACGAAAAAGAATGGCACATAATAGTTCGTGTAACTCCTAAGATACCATGGGGCTATGAACTACATCCTGACAACGATAAGCTCTTAGTGCCAATCAAACAAGAGCTTGAAGCGTTAGAGCTTGCAAAGAGGCATCTTAAGCAGTATAGTTATCGTGCGGTAGCACAGTGGCTAAGCAAAGAAACAGGTCGTTACATATCTCATATGGGCCTAAAGAAGAGAGTCGAAGTTGAGCAAAGACGTAAAAAAGCAGCTGCAACTAAACGCAAGCTTGCCCAGTGGCTCCAAGAAACCCTTGAGGAAATCGAGAAGCTCGAAAGCCAAGGGGTCGGGGCATACGCAGAGTCCGGCAAAAGTAGTTGAACAGGTAGCTACCCCTGAGCGGGAGACTGTTCCTGCACAGGTAGTCGCTCCTGAGTATGATGTGGATGTAGCACAAGAGATCGTGTTCAAGCCCAACCCCGGCCCTCAAACTTCATTCCTGAGTTCGTCAGAGCGTGAAGTACTTTATGGTGGTGCCGCTGGTGGTGGTAAGTCTTACGCCATGCTTGCAGACCCACTTCATGGGTTGAACGATCCTAACTTCTCTGGGCTACTTGTACGTCACACTACAGAAGAACTAAGGGAACTTATCCAGAAGTCACAGGAGTTATACCCACGTGCCATACCAGGAATCAAGTGGTCAGAGCGCAAATCACAGTGGACTAGCCCAAGGGGTGGGCGTCTCTGGATGTCCTACTTGGATAAAGATACAGATGTTACTCGCTATCAAGGACAAGCGTTTAACTGGATAGGGTTTGACGAACTTACGCAGTGGTCTTCAAGTTACGCTTGGGATTACATGAGATCACGTTTACGTAGCTCTGCTCAGCACTTAGGCTTGTACATGAGAGCTACTACCAACCCAGGCGGCAGTGGGCACCAGTGGGTTAAAAAGATGTTCATTGATCCTGGCCCAGCGAATAAATCTTTCTGGGCTACGAATATTGAGACAGGCGACACTATCACTTATCCTGAGGGACACAGTAAAGCGGGTCAGCCGCTGTTTAAGCGTAGGTTTATTCCTGCGTCACTCTTCGATAACCCCTACCTTGCGGATGCAGGCGACTATGAAGCGATGCTCTTATCACTACCGGAGCATCAAAGAAAGCAACTCCTAGAAGGTAATTGGGATATCAACGATGGAGCCGCATTCCCAGAGTTTGACAGAAGCCACCATGTCATTGACGCTTTTGAAGTTCCCGATAACTGGGCTAAGTTTAGAGCTTGCGACTACGGCTACGGATCTTATACGGGAGTTCTCTGGTTTGCTGTTGCACCAGACGAGCAACTCGTTGTTTACAGAGAGTTATATTGTTCTAAGGTTACAGCTACTGATCTAGCAGACATGATCTTAGACTTAGAGAAACACGATGGCGGAATCAGATACGGGGTGCTAGACTCTTCTTTGTGGCACAACCGTGGCGACACGGGGCCGTCACTAGCGGAGCAAATGATTATGAAGGGTTGCCGTTGGCGTCCATCAGATCGCTCCAGAGGCTCTCGTGTCGCAGGTAAAAACGAAATACACAGGCGTTTACAGGTAGATGAGTTCACTGAGAAGCCTCGCCTAGTATTCATGAACAACTGCACAAATACTATTGCGCAGATACCAAGCATTCCTCTGGACAAAAGAAACCCAGAAGATGTAGACACTCACGCAGAGGATCACTTGTACGATGCTTTACGTTACGGTGTTATGACACGTCCTCGCAGCAGCATATGGGACTTCAACCCAGCAACACAGCGCACAGGCTTTCAAGCTAGTGACACAACATTCGGGTATTAACGCATGGCAGAACAAGAAGAAATGTTTGAGACAGATGAAGTCGTAGCTGCAGAAGACAGTACGGACAGTATCTTTGAACGAAAAGATGGTGTAGTAGCTTTTGTACAGGAGCGATACAAACGAGCAGAAGACTCTCGTTACGCAGACGAACAACGCTGGCTGAAAGCATATCGCAACTACCGTGGTATCTATGGTAGTGATGTGTCGTTTACAGACACTGAGAAGTCGCGGGTATTTGTTAAGGTTACTAAGACTAAAACACTTGCTGCATACGGTCAGATCGTAGACGTACTCTTTGGCAACAACAAGTTCCCACTCTCTGTCAATCCTTCTGTATTGCCTGATGGCGTAGCAGAAGCTGTGCATATCAACATTGATCCTAAAGCTCAGGCTGCAGGGGATGCACTCAAGCCTGTAACAGAAAACAAACCTGCTAGTCCATATCTCATCAGTGGTGACACTACACTAAAACCCGGTGAGACACTTATGGATCTGCAAGCTCGTATGGCTGGGTTTAAGAGTAAGCTTGAGGCTGTATCTGATAAGATCATCGAAGGTGACGGAACTACACCATCTACTGTGTCGTTCCACCCAGCTATGATTGCAGCTAAGAAGATGGAGAAGAAGATTCACGACCAGCTACAAGAGTCTGGTGCTTCTACGCATCTACGCTCTATGGCTTTTGAGATGGCTCTACTTGGCACAGGTGTCATGAAAGGTCCATTCGCTGTAGATAAGGAATACCCTAACTGGAATGACGATGGTGAGTATGACCCTCTGGTAAAAACTGTACCTGAGTGTAGCCATGTTTCTTCTTGGGATTTCTACCCAGACCCAGAAGCTAAATCTATGAATGATGCAGAGTATACTGTTGAACGTCATAAGATGTCTCGCACACAGCTACGCTCTTTGAAGAACCGTCCTTACTTCATGTCTGATGCAGTACAGATGGCTGTAGACAAAGGCCCAGACTACGTACAGAAGTACTGGGAAATGACTATGGAAGATGACGATACACAGCCATCCTCTGAGCGTTGGGAAGTACTAGAGTTCTGGGGTTTTGTAGATACAGATCTTCTTGAAGAGCACGGTGTTAAGATTCCTAGTGCGTTAAAAGACCTAGAC